CGGGATCGACGGGTCGCCAAACTGGGGATGTGCGGGATCGGTGAACGAGCCGGGCTGGCCGGTGCCCTCCTTCCAGAGTGTCCATGCGGCGAACGCGGACGCCGCGGCGGCCCCCACCGCACCGAGGCTGCCCAGCAAGCCCGCGCCGCCCGCGACGCCGAGCGCGGTCGTAAGTTTCCCGATGGCGAGGGCGGCTTGAATCCCCCATTTGGTGATAAATATCTCGGCGACGAGATCGGCGTGCTTCGCCAAAAATAACAGCACTTCGCCGATGGATTTTAGGGCGGAGAGCAATTCCTGCGGACCCGTGCCCTTGGTCCATTCCTCAAAACGTTTGACGAGATCGTCGAGCGATTTTTGCGTTTCGGGTTTTTCGAGCCACGCCGACAACCGATTGATCAGCGGCGTAATTGCGTTTGCAAGCGCGCTGCCAGCGGACAGGCGAAGATCATCGAACGCGTTGCTAAGCCGGCCAACGGCTTCCTCGTATGCCAGCGACCGCCGTACTAACTCATCGTAATTGATTCCGGTGGCTTTTTGCTCGGCGAGCCATTCGCGCGCCGATTTGCCGCTCAATCGGTATTGCTGCGCGACGCGATAAAGCGACGGACTCCCCGCATCGATTGCGCGGTTCATCCGGTCATAAGCGGTCTGCCCCTGGTTGATGTAGTCGAGAACATCCGGCAGAAGATCAAGCGAGGTTCGCCAGTTATTGTTGACATCTTTTAGCGCGACACCCGTGCCGCGCATGCGGGCTTCAAACGCGCCACCTCCCCTCCCGGTCGAGATGTCGCCGACCGTTTTCTGTAGACCCTTTAAGCCATCCGTCAGATCGCCGACATTGCCTCCTGCAGCGGTGATTGCGCGTTGCCAAGCATGGAGTTGGCCGGGCGACGAGCCGATGTCGTCGGCGGTGCGCGCGAGCTCCGCGCCCCATCGCGCGGTGTCATCGGCAAGCTTCGCCATGCCTGCGAGTGTCGCCGCGCTCGTAATGGCGGCGAGCGGCGGCACGGCGCGAGCGAGCGATTCGAAAGCACTTAATGCGCCGCGCGCGATCTTGTTGAAACCCTCGGCGACTTGCCCGAGGCCCGAGACATCGATGAATTTCGCGAGCGACTTTTGCTGACGTTCGAGCGGCGCGCGGAGTTGTTCAATGCGCTTGTTGATCGCATTGATCTTCTCGGTCGCCTCATCGATGACGGTATAAGTGACGCTATAGCCGGCCAATTATTCCTCGCGGCTATTCTCGCGGGCGGCGATGCGCATCATTTGTGCGTGCCACCACATCAATTGAGTGCCGGTCATGTCCCAGGCGTCATTCGGGGACCAATGCCACCAGCGAGTGAGCTCGGCTACAGCGTCTCGCCAGTTTGACGGCCACCGCCCGTAAAGCTGGCTAAAAAAGACGCGGCTTCCTCGATCTGCGAAATGCGCATTTGCTCGATAACGCCGCGCGGTGCGCTGCTCGCAAGACTCACGATGGCGAATTGATACTTGCGCAGCGTGTGCACATTGACGGTGCTGGAAAGCTCTTGCTCGGCACGCTCGATCATGCGTCCGGTCGGTTCTTCGAGGTGCAAGACGGCATAGCTCTTGCCGTTGAACTCGATCGGCGGGTCGAGGTCGAGATCGAGGGTGCGTTGCTCGCCGGTGTCGATCGCCGCCTCGGCGTGCCCGTTGGTGCTGGGCGCGGTGAGCATCTACGCGACTCCTTGCTCTGAGACATCGATGCCGTCGAACCTGACCGCAAAGGTGCCCTCCGCGGCGCGGACTTCCAAAGCTTCGGTGTTCCACATATTCGAGCCGGCGACGATCTTGCCATTGGCAAGCTGCACTTGCACTTCGACACAACGCATATCGTTAAAGTCGCCGACCGAGATATGCGCGGAGTCGCGGAGTGTTGCCGCAATATGTCCCTGAATAGGTACTTCAGAAAATCCATGAACACTGTCGAGCCCGACCAGCGTCTCACGTTTCCATTTCGCCGGCGACCAAGTCACGTCCGAAACAACCATATAGGCAGTCCCATCGATCGTGAGTCCGGTGATACCAGCAAGGCGTTCACAAGCTGCCATAGTTCACCTCCTAACTTTTGCGGAATTGCAGTAATATTGCAATTTGGCGGAGCTGATTTACCAGATCGACGGGCGCGAGGATCTTCACCAGCCCATGGCCGGCGTTCTCGGCGACGATGTTGCGGGCGAACTCGCGGCTATTCTGGACATAGCCCGCGCTTTCCAGCGCGCGATATTCCGAAACAGTCGATGCCTTGATCATTTGCGCCGAGACGCAATTCGACCCCGGCATGATCGGCGTCTGATCGCTGACCAGCTTTTTCCGAGCGTAGCGGCTCAACAGATACGTCGCGAGATCGCGGGCGACATACATCAAACCATACATTGTTTCTACGTCGAGATAGCTATCGTCGGGCGCGCCCGCGAGGTTGTGTTGATAGGTCGTGCGCATACGCTCGATGATGACGGTTCCATCATCGCCGACGCGGAAGGTCGAGACGCCGTCATAAAGCAGCGTGTTGCGTTCGCCGATATCGAGGCGCGACGCGACGGGCGGCGCTTTCAATTGCGTGCCGATGTACTGCAACGGCAAGCCCGGATCGACGCGCAAGGAAGCAGCGGCATGTCCGCCAATATGTGCCGCCCATATCCAATCGGGATCGGGGCTGTCGTTGAATCCCATGATCGACATATGCTGATCGTTACGGGCAGTGCCGAAAGCGGTCAGAGTGCCGAGCGTGCCGCGCTTTGCCGAGAATGCGCCGCCATAGAGCATTTGCTCCCACGACCAGCGGCCCTGATAGTCGGCAAGAAAAGCCGCCATCTCGTCGAGGTTCGCCGTGTCGGTGTACGGCGTCACGATGTAGTCGTAGGTTTGATCCGACAGGTTCGCCAGCGCGGGCGTGATGTCCGGGTTTGCGGTTCCGCCCGCCATCGGCACGATCGTGAGCGTCAAGCCTGGCGGTGTATATTCGCCGCCAGAGAGCCCGAGATAGTTCACCCGGATATCGATATCGTTGGCGCTTAGCCCTTTGTTTTTCGCCGTCAGTGTAACGACGGCGGCACCCGCGGCCGCGGTAACGGCGAGGTCGGGCATTGCGGTTATAGCACTCACGGTAGCCGTCGCGATTTGGGCGGCGGTGTTGTTGAGATTGCAGCCGACCTGTACGAGCACGCCGCCGATATAGAGGTTGAGCGTGCCTGGGGTCGTGACGGTGCCTGCAAACGTGATCGTGCCGGTTGCTGCCACCGAGGCCGCATTGTCTTGCAGCGGCAAGAGCCAGAGATCTCCGAAATCGTCCGCCGTCAAATAGGCGGCCGCCATTTGCGCGAGCATCGAGCCGCGCCCGACGGCGAGTTGCACTTGCTGCATGGACTCGACTTCTATCGGGATCAGCGGCGTCGCATTTCCGGCGGCAAGCTTCTGCCCGATGATCAGCGAGCGTTGCAGCACTTGCGCCGCATTCGCTTGGCTCGGGTCCATTTCGACATAGACGCCCGGGACCCGGTTCGAATCGGGGTAATATGTGAAATTAATGGCCATTTATCGGACCCCCTCGTCTTGGCCGCGCTCGCGGCCGTCCTCCTCGACGACGACGACATCCCCGTCGCGCACGCGGCGGACCCAGTACATGCTATTGGGGACGTCGATAACCTGGTCGGGATTCATCAGTGTCTTAGTGACCGGGTCGCGCAGCGCGCGGCCCTCGGCGAGTCTAACTTTCATCGGCTTTCCCCTCCGGATCTAAGGGCGTGACAACGGGCGGCGGTTCGACAGGCTGGTCGCTCATCGGGATCATGACGATGGCAGCCGGGACTTCCGGCGCGGGCGGCGGCATCGGTGCGAACGGCGGCGCTTTGTAGATATCGAGCTCGACGCCGAGCAGATCCTCGGGCGGCGGACCCTGCCAGCCGTCCTCATCGGTGAGCGTGTACGGCAGCAAAAATTCCCACTGGTAGAACAACCGGGCGCGGTCGAGATCGAGGAAGCGGCCGCCGAGGAACTGATAACCGGATCGATTCGGCACGCGGCACTCGACCGGAGCCCAGTTGAGGATCGAGGAAAAGATCGCCGCCTCGATGTCGTCGTATTGCATCGCCGGCTTCTGCCCGCGGCGGTCGACGGCTTCGAGTTCGACGATGACGCCCACCGTCTTGCGGACGATCTGGTAGAGGCCGGTCATGTCTCGGTCGCCGTCCGATTCCTGATCGAGCGGCACGACATAGGCGGCCGGAAGCGTCATGTTCGCATTGTAATTCAGCAAGCCTTGCCGAAAATCAGCCACGCCCGCGACGCGACCCGAGAACGGCGGACAATAGGCGCGTAACTGTTCGATCGTCGCCCCGAGAATCATTTCGTCTGTCGCCACTTAAGACCGTTTTTCAGCGCGGCATCGATGCGCCGGTTGAGGTTCGGCGCTTCTTCATCCATGACGCGATTAAGTGCCGGGCGCTTAAGCAAAATACGTCGGGATGTCGGAGCGCCGCCGCGCCGACGAGCGCGCTTGCGGGCCAGATATCGCTGCCGCGAAGAGCCGCCGCGGAAACCGCCGCCACCCTGCGCGCCGGCTTCGAGGAACAGCGCATAAAATTCCCGCTCGCGGACCGCGAACCCTTCGCCGCTCCGGAAGGCATAGGTCCGTAGCGAACTGCGTAGCGCGCCCGACCACAGGATCGGCGGGTTGCCCGGTGCCGAGGCGCGATAGTCCCCGCGATAGCTTCGCCCCGATCCCGCCGTGTTGCTGATCAGCCTTTGAGTCTTTTGCTTGATCTCGTTGCCGGCGGCGCGCATCACCGCGCGCATCTCTAGCTTGTCGAGCTCGATCTGACCCCAACTCGTGATGCGTAATTGTAAGGCGCTCACGTTCCCCTGACGGCAGGCCCGACGTAGAGACGGGCGCGAACCGCGCAGTCCTTCGCTTCGAGCAACTTCCGCAGAGCGACGGTGCGCTCGGGATTGCGCGGCAATGTCATGACGACATGGTGTGCCAGTTGCGCGAACGGGCGATTCACGGCTTGCAAGTCTTCCCCGAGGTGTTCGTAGGAGAAGAACTGAAGCAATGAGTCACCGATCGCCACGACAGGCTTATTATCTCTGCGGTTCACTACGCCCCGTGGGATGGTCACTCATAGAACTCCTCCTAGTGAAACGTTGCCGGGTTCTCGGCGAACGCGCTTTCGCGCCCGGCGTCGCTGTCATCGGCCGTTGTCTTAACACTTTCGAGCTCGCATTCGAGCTCGACGAAGCGTTTGCGCCCGGCGACCTCTTTCACGCGGCGCACGCGAAAGAGCTCGGTTCGGATCGAACCATCGTTCGGCCGGGTCGTGCCGCGGATGACGATCACGACGTTTTCGACGTAATCGAGCCAGCGCAGCCGGATCAAATGCGTGATCGGCGTATCGACCTGAGCGGATGCATAATGCGTCGTCGCATAGGTCGGCTGAATGTCGGCGTGAACCGTCGCGAGCGGAACGAATGTCTCGGTGATCGCGCTATCCGGCCCCGGTGCTTGGAGACGGCGGTAAAGCGTCACGAGCCAGCGCAGCGATCCGATCCCATTGCTATTGCTCAGGCCGCCGGCCGGATCGACGGGCATCTATCGCCTCACGGGATAGGTGCGGCCGAGATGAGGCTTCGGCGGTCTGCTCGGCGGCGGCGGCGGGTTCATGCTCGGCGTCCTCGGCAGCCGCACGGGCACGGGTCGCAGGCCGATAAACTTCCGGACCTTGTTGCAGATTTGACAAGCCATTTCACACGCCGAAAAACGTCAATCCGTATGCGGCCAGATAAGCCCCGACGCGCATCGCCAGCGAGCTTGTGTCGGCTTCATCGCCACGATGCTCATAGGTATATCCGACGACCATCAGAATAGCTTGTTTGAGCGGCGCGGGCACGTCGGCCGCCGTGTTGCCATAACCGGCCGCGAACTCAATTTGCGCGTATTGCGTGCCGTCCGCCGGCGCCGCGGTGAAGGTGATCTTTGCGGGCTCCGGAGCGAGAAAGGCGACATACTGATCGGAGGCGAGCGCGACCGTGCTCCCGTCGCTGGCGAACTGGCTGACGGTGTTGACCGCCATCGCTGGCGAGCGCGGCAGATTATAAGCGAGCGTGCCGCCCCAACTATCGGAAAAGGTCCAGACCAGCGTTTGCGTGATCATCGCGCGGCCGGTCCATTGCTCGACCATCGCGCGCGCCGAAACGATCATCTCGGTAATCAGCGCATCGTCGGAATCGGTGTCGACGCGCAAATGCTGCTTAGCTTCCATCAGATCGACGGGCTCGACCGGCGGCGGGGTCTTGACGCGAAGCCCGCTATAGATCACCGCACCGCCTCATCGTGATATTGCTCGAACAGCCCGCGCAGATCGAGCGCCGGTCCGGTCGAGCCGTCGCTCATCATCGGCGCGATTTGGTAGCCGTCGCGGATCCACTCGACGATCGTCGGGGCGGCCGCACCGGGCAGGCCGCCGGGACCCCGCACGCCGCGCTCGCCCTTCTCGCCGGGCGGTCCGGCCTTGCCTTGCCGTGCCGACATCGCCCAGCCCTCGCCGGGCAGCTCGCCGGGGTCGTCCCGCTTCGCGCGCCACTCGCCGCCATTGAAAGCGACGACATCATATTTGCGATACTGCTCGTCCGGCTTGTAAAGCCCGCGCACCTCGCCGACCGGCGCATCGAGCCCGCGCTCGGCGATGAGCGCCCAATCCTCGTGGGGCGGTTCGGCGGCGGTGTCGCGCAAGGCGGCATAAGTCGAGCCGCGATGCGTCACCAGATAGTTTTCGTAAAAGACGCGGCTCGACCACGGCACGCATCGGGCGAAACTGCCGGGCGGTCCGGCTTCTCCGCGCTCGCCGCACGCGCCGCGCTCCCCCGTCAGACCTTGCGGCCCGGCGACCCCAGGCTCACCGCGCTCGCCGCGCTTCCCAGGCCGCCCGCGATGCCCTCGATCGCCCCTTTGGCCCGCTTCACCGCGCGGCCCAATTTCGCCGCGATCCCCCGGCCGTCCAATCGGTCCTGGCTCGATCTTCGCGAGGTGCCCGTCGAGCGTGTCGCGAAGGTGTAGCCGCCACTCGGCCGCTTTCGCATCGAGCTCGGCTAAGCGCCGCTCGACATAGGCGTCGACGAGCTCGCGCTCGTGCTGCCACTGGCGGCGCGCATCGGCGAGAACTCCCCCGAGCGCGTCGGCCAGCGCCTCAGGCAGCGGATCGCCGTTGGTCATGTCGAGCGGCGGCATCGAGGATCGATCGCGTCCATTCTGCTCGCGCAGCGCCATTCGGCTTTTCCTCTGGCGGCGGGGGCGGGGGCGGCGGCGTCGCGGTCGGCTTTGGCGGGTTCTGCCCCCAGAAACTCAGCGGAACGTCTTGCTGCTGCACGCGGGGATCGTCGCCAAACTCGACCTCCGGCAGATCCATTTCGGCGCGCGCTTCATTCGGCGAGTAGATGCCGCCCTTGACTCCGGCAGCGAGCCCATCGATCCGATCCTTGAACGCCGAGCGCAACAGCGCCTGCGTGTCAAATTCCATGTATTGGTCCGGGTAGCCGCGGAGCCCAAAAAATCCGTTGAATGCGAGCTCGATATGGTTTGCCGCAAAGCCGAAACCCGTCGCGATCCAGAATTGCATCAGCGTCTCGGTCGAACGGCCGCCCGCCGCCAGCCCGGCCGCGCCGCCGCCCAGCCCGAGCAATTGCAGCGGCACGCGATAAGCGGTCGCGATCCGCTGATCCGATAATGCCAAGACCTCGGCAAGCTGTGCATCGCGCGAGGTCGGAATCGTCGGCGTCCATTTGAGGCCGCTGGTTAGGATCGGAGTGCCGCCGGTATTAGCGCCTGTAGTCTGCTCGATCCATTTTCGACGTAGCTCCGCCAAGCCCTCGGGACTGACCGTCAGGTCGGTTTGCAAGACGCCGGACGGCCGACCGGCATTTGCCGTGTAGGCGAGCGCTTGTTGCACCAGTAAATTCGAGGCGGCAATATCCGCCATCGCGCTCACCAACGGCGGCTCTCCGATCAATGGTCGCTCTTGATAGGTCCGTCGCGCTTTGAGCCGTACGTGCATAACATCGCGCGCCGGCACCGCGGTTAGAATGTCGCTCTCTGCGCCCCACTCGGCGAGCCCCCGCTCGGCGACGTTGTTTCCAGAAAGCGAATAAAAGATGTCTCCGGTCGGCGCGACCCGCGGATAGCTCAGGCGCGGGTCAAACAGATGTAATTCAGAAACTTCGAAGCGATCGTTGCGCAACGCGAGCGCGTAGGCATTGCCTTCTTCGTAAAGGTCGGTCGTCAGATTCAGCAAAAAATCCGAGATCGTCTGATAGCCGTTCGGCTTTTTAAGAATGCGCGAAAGCGCCGAGGTATCGACGCGCTCACGTCCGTTATCATCGGTCGTGCGCCAATGCGTACCCGGACACATCGCGAGGGTCTGAGCGTAGGATGCGACGCAAGCCGCGACGACGGTCGAGCCGGTACTAGCCGATAACGGATCGTAGCCAAGCTGCCAGAAGTTCCACGGCCAATTACCCGGAATATAACCGCCCCCGAGCGGCAGCATATAACCGCCGCCGGGTAGCTGTTTTTCGCGCAGACGAAACGGACGCGTTATTGCGCCCGCTATGCGCTGAAGGCTGTTCATCAGGTCCGATGCGGTTCCGGTGGATGCGCCGCGGGTGCGGGTGGGGGTGTCGGTGGCCGCGTTTGCACAGGCGCGCCGCGCTGCGGCGGCGGCTGATTCCCCGGCGGTCGAGTCCCAGGCCGCGGTTCGGCCGCCGCTTCGAGCGTCGCTAGTTGCTCATGAACCGGCGGCATCGACGGTTGCTCGACATGCGCCGGACCCTCGGGCAGGAGCCCGAGCGCCGCCGCGTCATTCTCGGCTTGGGTCGGTGTCGGAT